CCCTTAGTCGATATGCGAGCGACCACGACATTGAATTAGAACCATTCGTAACGTTCATGCACGCTATGGACAACGTCTACCTTGAGTACGAATCCGAAAAAGCGAAGCAGGAAGCTGCTGCGGCTGCGAACAAATAACACAATATAGGATTAAAGCTAAAGTGGCTGATGAAGTTGTAAGGCGTCTAACTGTCAGCGCCACGTCGACAGGCATTGACGATGTAACCGGCAAGATGAAGACTCTTGCCGGTGCGACTGTGGCACTTGCCGAAGTGACTGACGCGAGCGCGAAAAGGGCGCTTTCCGCAGAGGCGGCCTATAATCGACAAACCTTGGCGTTGGACCCTGCCGCACGAGCGCAGGCGTCGATTGAGAAGGCCACAAAAACGGCCAACGCTGCGTTAGCTCAAGGCATCATAACTCAAGACGAACATTCCAAGCGCGTTCAGACAATAACAGACAAGTACACCACACAAGTTGGTGCGGGCGCTGCACTTGGTAAAATAACCCAATCATTGCAGTTTCAAATGGCTGCTATGGCTGGCGGCTTAGGACTAACGGGCCAAGTTCTTTCCGCCTTCGGACCTTGGGGATTTGCTGCGGCGGTTGGATTGGGAGTTGTTACTTCCGGTTTGAATTTCGTATCAGATGCTAGCCACGCTCTAGCGCAGAAATCGAAAGAAATATTTGAGTTTTCAGAAGCCGTTGGATTAACTACGTCTCAGTTCCAAGCCCTTAAAGCAGAGGCAGGGAAATTTGGTATTGATTCGGAGGCTCTCGCTAAGGGGCTTTCGAAATTCACCGCAGGGTTTGATTCCTTGCGGCTCGGAAGTGGGCAGCTACTTACCGATATCAATAAGATCAATCCGGCTCTAGCCGATCAAATGAAGCAGACGACGGATTCTGCGACAGCGTTTACGCTGTTCGGAAAAGCGGTAGCACAGACTGACGATATTTTTCAACGTAACGCGTTGCTAAAGGCAGGATTAGGAAAAGGTTCTGCACAATACGGAGCCTTTTTTGCATCATCGCCAGATGTGAATGCTCTATCAATTGCGTTCGCAGCAGCGGGCAAGGGTATTGACGAAAATCTAATTAACAAACTCAGGCAATTGCAGATTGAGATTGACAAGACGAACTCGGTAGCAAAAACAATTTTTGCCAGCACGTTCGGTACGTCAACCCTAGAAGCGGAATTGACGTACGCTAAAACGCTGTTGGAAATTTCGAAAACGTTCAAATTGATTACGGAAATGAACTTTCCGAACTGGCTTAATGATTCTGCGACGTACGCCGGTAAGCTTGTTTTGCAACTAACGCCACTTGGCACAATTGTAAGTGGCCTAATATTGCTAAAGGGACTCGTCTCTGCAGGCGCGGCAGCGTACGACTCAAAGCCAGTGTCTATGGCTAATTATCAGTCACCATCAAACTCTTATTCGTCGTTTCAAAAGAGTAATGTGGTTCCAGAACCGACAGGTAGTAAAACCTTAGAAGCCCTTTCGGCAGAGTCAAAAAACCTTACCGCAGTTCTTGGTTCTGCGGCAACGCCAGCGCAAAAGCTTGACGCAGCAATAAAAGCGTTGGGCGTGACGGCTAAGGACACCGGAGTTTCGGCCTCCGACTTGGCAAAGGGTGTTGCGGCTCTTAAATTTGACGACGCAGTAGCCCAACAGAACGCATACAATGCTGCTATGGGCGTAGCTACGCCACTAACCGACTTACTGATTGCAAAAAAACAGGCGCTAGCCATCGCCAATAGGAATGGTGCTGGCCTAACGAAAGAGGAGATTGCTAATCAGATTCGTTTGACTGCTGAACAATACAATGGCGTTGGGGCCATAAAGGCTCAATCTGATTCCATCAGTGTTCAGGCGGCTGCAGTGCATATGGGCGCTGGTGCTGGCGCTGAATATACGGCTGTTCAGACGAAACTAAATGAAGCGATTCGAAATGGTAACCCGCTTGAAGCAGAGCAAGAGACGCTACTTCGCAGAACAGCCGCCGCGCTAGGTGCAAAATCGCAGGCTGCAGCAAGCGATGGCGCTGCATCGCAAGCGCTGTTCGACAGACAGACAATGTTTATGTCTGGAACAGAACAGCAAATAGCAGCTATTCAAAAACAGTTGCATGGCGATGCGTGGCAATCGTTCATGAATGATGGTCTATCGTCAACGCTGCGCTTGAACGCTGGCTTAAAAGAATTGCAGACGGACGTAGTTTCGTTCGGAACCGATCTTTCTCACGGTCTGACTCAGGGTTTATCCCTGATGAATTCGCTTTCTGCGGCGGCAAAGAATCTAGGTTCTAAGCTGCTAGATACCGGACTGAATAGTCTACTTACTACCGGAATGAACTCTCTTATGGGTTCTGGGACCGGTGCCGCTGCCTTATCGGCTGGCGGTACTTCTGCGGCTGCGGCGATCACGGCGGCCTGTACGGCTGGCGGGGCTGCTCTAGCGGCCGGTGGTACGACGGCTGCGGCGGCTCTGGGTTCAGGCGGCACGGTCGCTGGTGCGGCTGTTACGACAGGTGGCACGGCGGCTGGCGTCGTTCTTGACGCAAGCGGTACCGCTACTGGCGTGGTGGTTGGTGCTGGCGGTGCAACCGCTGGTGCTGCTCTCACGGCAGGCGGCACGGCGGCTGGTTTGGCTCTCTGGGGACCAATCGCGGCGCTTGCTGCGATTGTTGCCGGTGGCGCGTTGTCTATTTTTGGCGGCGGTAGCAGTTCAAAGGGTCAACAGCAATATCAAGCCGATCTAGCCACACAACAGAAAGTCGCGCAAACAAATTCTGATGCGAGCCTGCGAAGGTGGCAAGATCAACAGGCGGCGGCGCTTGCTGGCACGGATCAAAATACACTTCAAGGCCAGTTGGCCGCGTTCGATAGTTCGTCACAGCAACAACGATTGGATGAAGCCCATAAGGGCAACGGTGCCATTGTCGAACTAGAGCAGATGTTAGCCGCACAACGGCTTGCCATCGTCAAGAAATCAAACGACGCCATCGCCAAGACGATGAATGACTTTTTGAATTCGGTAAAAACCGGGTCGCAATCCATTCTATCGCCAGCCGATCAACTTGCGTACGAACAAAATCTGTTCAACAAGCAATTGAGCGGAGCGCAACACGGCAACGCCAGCGATCTTAATGCGCTGACAACGACGGCTTCCGCACTTCTGACTCTGGCGCAAAATTTCTACGCGTCCGGTACCGGATACGCCGACGTTTATAAAAACGTCACGGAAGCCATCACGTCAATTGCGTCAAGCCCCGGTCAATCCGTGACTGCTGATTCCGGCATAACTCACACCGCTGATACCGTTGCCAACATCGGCTATATGACCGATGGCGCTTATTCCAACCCTCAAAACGTTGGATATGCGGCGGGCGGCCTCGTGCTGAACGGAAAGTACGGAGTCGACAGCGTCAACGCGAGGCTTGCCGGTGGTGAGCACGTTACAAAAGCAAGTAGCGTGAATGCTGCTACGCGTTCGTCTCTCGACTATATCAATCGCACCGGCAAAACGCCGGGCAATGACAACAGCGAGTTGGCCCGTATCCTTACCCAAGGGTTCAACGGACAAACGCAAGTCTTGTCTGAAAAACTCGACATGATCGCTGAACGCGTCAAGCGCGTTGAAGACACGACCCGTCAAACCAACAACCAACGGCGCGTGCCGGGTACACAGAAAGCAGCGTAATATGGCCGCGTCTATGACTTCCTACCTACAAAAGAAGCTGCAAGACCATACCCTTGGTCTTGCAGCATACGTCATGCCGACCACGGTTTATGCGTCACTACACACGGCCAGCCCCGGCAAAGCAGGTTCGTTCGCCAGCGAGGTAAGCACAACGGCCAGCGGTTACGCTCGTATCGCCATCACTTCAAAAATGAACGCGGCTGATGCTGTAACCGGTATCTCGACAAATAATACGGCCATTGTTTTCGGACCCGCGACACTAGATTGGGGAACCATCACCTATGTTGCCATCAGCGATGCTATAACTGGCGGCAACATGCTGGAATTTGGCGCTCTTACGGTGGTGCAGACAACACCAATCGGAGAGTCCGTGCAGTTTTCAGCAAGCCAATTCATCACGAATTTTGCAAACTAAGTCATGTTCGGTTCTGGAAGTTTTAACGACGCTCCGTTTGAAGACCTTGGTAGCATCGTCATCTACGTGTCGGTCTTGTTGGCGGCCAGTTGCACCTTATCTGGCTTGCCGACTTCAAACTACAAATCGATTTTGTCGGAAACAAAACGGCGCTTGATCTACACCGCCGAAATTTCTCCGTGGACTCTATCACAGTAAAAAGGAATCCAAAATGTCGTTTGGCGGTGCGACATTCGCAGAACAGTCGACGTCTTCCCTTCGAATTACGCAGGCTAATTTTGATGCGAGTGCAACACTATCGGTATCGCGCGAATTCAGAATCTTTTCCGCAACTACCGAATTCGTGACGCTGCCAACAGACACCTTGCCTACGCAGCCGTTTTTCGGGACGCTCGTGCAACCGGTTAGTTTTACCCGCTCGCTTCTTGGCAATGATATCATCGGAAACTTTACATCTGGCACGGGCGAGCTAGATGTAAACAATACCGATGGCGGATACGATTTTCTTATTCAAGGCTTTGCCATCGATGGCCGTTCTATCGTTGTCAAGATCGGCCGCGAGGGCGAATCGTACGACAAGTTCTACACCATATTTTCAGGCACGGCCTCGGATTGGTCCGTGCAGGAAGACGTCGTTAAGATAAGCTTGGTCGACAACGGTTATATATTGGCCGTCACAGTACAGTCTAACCTTTACGGTGGCACGGGGAGCACGGACGGCACGGCGGATTTGAAGGGCAAACGGAAGCCGCGTGCCTTCGGCTACGTTACCAACGTTAGCCCTCCGCTAGTTATACCGGCTTCGTTGGTCTATCAGGTCAACGACGGACAGATTCAGCAAACGACAGCGGTTTATGACCGTGGCAGCACGCTAACATTCTCCGCTGACTATGCGACGGTTGCGGCACTTATCGCTGCCTCAATACCGGCCGGTAATTTCGCAACATGCAATGCGCTTGGATATTTCCGGCTCAACTCTGCACCGGTAGGCACGGTCACCGCAGACGTGAGCGGCGACAAACGCGGCGGTGTATTCGTTTCAAAATCATCAGATATCGTACGCCGCCTAATCGCTTCGTCAAACATTGCGGACCCTGACGGGCTTTATCTGCCGTCGTTTGCTAGCGTGCTTGCGGCACAGCCTGCCGATATCGGCTATTGGGTTGCCCCGGACGATACCACGACAATTGCCGATGTTATTTCAAACATCATGGGTGGCGTTGGTGGATGGGCTGGGTTTCGGCGTTCCGGAAAACTTGAAGTCGGAATTTTCCTGACGCCAGCCAACGCCTTGCCGAATGCGTTTTTCGACAAGGTCGACGTTATCGAAATCAAACGGCAGGCATTGCCTACCGCGTTATCGCCACCGCCCTATCGCTGGCGCTGTGCCTATCAGCACAATTGGACACAACAGACAGACGTGGCCGGTAGCGTCGGTGCGACTAGGACAAGTTTTCTCGCTCAGGCAGATAGGTATTCAAGTTCGATCAACAATACAATCTTGATCGACCACCCATTTGCCCATGACCGCAACCCCGTCCAAAGCTACTTCGTCAACCAAGCCGATGCACAAACGGAGTCGGACAGACTCCTAGCTCTGTATCAAAGTTCGGCGGCGCTCTATCGCTTCAAGGTAGGGGTGCAGCCGTTCGCTCTGGATTTGGGAGACATAGTGAACCTTACGTTCCCGCGTTGGGATTTGACGGTCGGGCGAAATCTAAGAATCGTTGAAATGACGGAAAACGCACAAGACAACACCATTGAAGTGGTTGGTTTCGGATAATGTCGAATAACGCTTACATCGCTTACACGAATTTGGCGGATAGCGCCATTTTATTGACAGCGTCCGCTAGCTCTTTGCTGTTGCCGGTGTCTAACTTGCTGGTTCCTCACATTGCCAGAAAATGGCGAGGTATAGACACAGTTACGGATTATTTTGTTTCCGATCTAGGCTCGCTAACGTCTATCGATACGTTGGCGGTGTTCGGAATTACGGGTTCGCAAATCCGGTTTCGAATTTCGAGTGTCGACGCAACCGGTGCCGCTGGCGATCTTTACGATAGCGGCACTTTGTCCGTAGACCAAAATTACAAGTCGTCGATCAACATTATTCCGAATGCGGTTTCCGGCCGTTACGTTCGCGTCGATCTAACGACGGCGGCGGGCACCTATGTTGAGGCTGGCCGATTGTTTATCGGCACACGCACGCAATTCTCGTACAACTACGTCAAGGGCTGGCACCGGCTTTGGACCGACAGAAGTACAAAAACAAAAACACGCGGCGGGCAAACGCAGATATTTGCAGACGTCACCTATAGATCAATCGACGTGACGTTTGATTTCTTGACTCAAAATGACCGTGACGGATTTGTAGAAACGATTGACCGTGTCAACGCGACCAAGACCGACGTTTTGTTCGTCACCAATCCTGCCAGCGCAAACCTGTCTCGCGATTCGATTTGGGGGTTGATTACCTCCATGACACCGGTTGTGCAGCCTTACGTGAGCACATTTTCCAAGCAATATATGATTGAAGAAAGACTTTAATGGCGTTCGTTCTAAAGGATCGGGTTAGAGAATCTTCGACCACTACGGGAACAGGTGCGATTGCACTAGCCGGTGCCGCTGGCGGATATCAGGCGTTCAGCGCTGCAATGTCCATCGGTGATACGTGCTGGTACTCCATCGTGTTGCCCGGAAGCGCTTGGGAAACCGGCATTGGTACCTATAGTGCGTTAAACACGCTCACGCGCACGAGCGTTCTTGAAAGCAGCAACGCGGGTTCTGCGGTAGTTTTCGCCGCAGGCACCAAAGACGTATTCATTTGCCAACCTGCTTCAAAAGCGCAGCCGTTCCCTAGCGGCACGCTGATGCTGTTTCAACAGACGTCCGCGCCGATCTATTGGACAAAACAAGCTACGCATAACGATAAGGCGCTCCGCGTCGTAAGTGGCGCGGCTTCGTCTGGCGGCACTAATGCGTTTTCGACGGTGAACGGCGCTACTGCTGCGTTTGTAAACGGCCACCAATTGACTACGGCAGAAATACCATCCCATACGCACGGTGTTACGACTGTAAACGGTGCAATCGTTTTGACCGCCGCAGGCGGCTCGGAGGGTTTTGCGGCTGGCGGGAGTGGCCACGTCGGAATTTCGGCTGGCTTAACCATTGACGCTGCTGGCGGCGCGGGTTCGCACAGTCATACGCTCAATATGGCGATACAATATGTCGACGTAATTCTGGCGATGAAGGACTGATGGATGCTCCCCGATAAAAAAATCAAATGCCCCTACACCGGTTTTACCAAGACGTGCTTTGACGGTGTAGCAAAGCACAATTGCCCGAAATGGATTCATATTATTGGCTCTGATCCAAACACCGGTCAGTCGGTCGACAGGTTTGGATGCAACGACTCGTTTCAGGCCATGTTGATGATTGA